AATGGTAATATTGTTAGAAATATGAGGAAACAGCTTCATGAAGGCTTTGAAATTTCGAAGATTCGTACAGTATTGCTTGATGATATTATACCGCCTGCTCGAGTATCTAGCGGAAATTCCCATATTGAATTTGAAGGGAATGGACGTATAGTCGAGTATTCTAAGAAGAATGTGAAAATTTCACCAAAAGGGATTGAGAAGCGCCTTGAAAATTATAAGGACTTTGAGATCACAGCTGAAATTTCACATATTGAAGATGTGTGTGATATTATTGGTGCGAGGTATCTTTCACAAATGAAGAGGATACCACAGCGCCTGAGCTATCATACCGCGGTATTTGGCGAACCTGGGCAAGTGGTTGCTACCAATTTCTCAACGTCCGCTGGTATTCCTTTGACTGGGACCGAGTTGGACAAGCGATATTGGCGCCATCCTGATGGTAGTCCTAATATTAAGGTTTTAGATCAGATTCGGGTTTACCTGAACCAAGCCTTAGTTGATATTATGCGTGGAGTTTGGCCTAATTTTATATTCAAGATCTTTCCAAAGGATGAGACTTTACCTGCGGAAGATGTGGATGTAAAACAAAAAGTCCGAACCATAAATGGAGGACCCATTATATTTATTCTGTTGCAGAAAATGTATTTTGGTGATCTCTGTGCTCTTATAGAGCAGAGGCCTTTGGAGTTTAATACTCTTATAGGCCTAGATATGAATTCCATGGATGGACATTCTCTTGTTTTGAGATTGTTGGAAGTGAACCCAGAGAGGGATTCACTTTTTGGTGGTGACATATCTAAATTTGAATTCCGCCAGAGAGCAGAAGTGTCGACGGCGGTTTTCGATCGAATTATTGAACCATTATATGCGAATGCTTCGCCCGAGGAGCGCGTCATTAGACGTAATCTTTGGGAGATGGGCATTACGACTGTTAATGCGTTTGGTGATAAACTTTATTTGGTGCATGGTCCTCGTGCGTCAGGTGAGTATATGACGTCTTTGGGAAACACTATCTACGTACAAGTAGCTCTAGTGTACTCTTATTATAAAGCCTGTGGTTTCGTGAGAACGATCCTACCGACTTTCTATCTTCACGTTTATTGCGTCTCTGTTGGTGATGACAACATAGGCGCTGTTTCACGTGAGGTGAAAGATTGGTTTAATCAGGTGGCTATAAGGGATGGTATGCAGGATCTTGGTCTTGCTTATACCGATCCTAATAAGGGTGAAATAATTGACCCTTTTATGAAGCTTGATGATATCGTTATGTTGCAATGTCAACCCCGATATGATTCTTTATTGGGTCGTTGGGTTTGGTATCAGAAGCTTCAGACGGTCCTTGAAATGGCTCAGTGGACTAAGAAAATCCACAAGAGGCCTGATAAGACCATCTGGGCTAGTAATGTACTCGATAGTCTTCGGAAACTTTGTCTACACCCTAAATCAGTGTGGGATGAATATATTCCGAAGTATCAACGAATGATTGCTGGTTACCACATAGAAGTTCCTACTTGGGACTATCGTGGTATGCAGAAGATCGTTCTTGATGAAGCTTATATGGGTGTTGTTTTCAGGAATGAGATCGACGCCGAACAGGGAGAATTTCAGCATGGGCCTCGAACCCGATATCGTAAGGGTAAGGAAATTGCTTATGATGGGTTTTTGGTCATGTTTAATTTGGTTCTGGTGGTATTATTCGGTTATTTTGTTTGGCCATATTTACCACAATTTGGGACCATTTTGGGTTGGTATATTTACTCATGCTGGTTTCTTTTTGTTAATTGTTT